GAAACTGATGATTTCTCCCGTGCCGTTCCTCGGTATGGAAGGCGCAGTTCAGCAAGATGCAGCGATTATCCCGTTGATTGAAGCACGTATGAACGATGCTACCAACGTGATGATGGACGCAATGGCTACAGCCCTGTACACCAACACCACGAATACACAACAGTTTATCGGTTTACCCGCCGCTGTTGCTAACTCTGGCACATACGGCAACATTGACCGTGCTACATACACGTGGTGGAAATCCACTCAGTATGCCGCTGGCTCTGTTAACCCCACTCGTCAAAACATCCTTCAATACATCTCTGGCACAGTGAAAGCTGGCGCTGAGATGCCTTCATTCGGTGTTTGCGGCTTTGGTACTTGGACACTGTTGGCTCAAGACTTTGTTGGTCAAGAACAATATGTCATCACCCCAGGTTCAGGCTTTGACGGTGACAACAACGGCCCTCAAGCAGCTTTCCGTGCTTTGATGGTTGCTGGCGTACCTATCTATCCAGACCCTTACTGTCCTGAAGGTACTGTGTACTTCCTGAACACTAACTACTTGTCTCTGTACATCCATGAGCAAGGTTCGTTTGTGTTTACAGGCTTTGAGTCCACACTTCCTAACTGGCAAATTGGTTATGTTGGCGCAGTTTTGATGATTGCCGAATTGGTGAACGTCAAGCCTAAGTCAATGACCAAGGTGACGGGTTACAACTACCTTTCACTGTAAGGAGAAAAAGACATGGCTTTAGCAATGAATAAAATCATTCTGGCGAATGCAACCACCAACACCGCTGGTGCTTACTTCTCCAACGTATCACTGACTGCCGCTAACGCAGGTACAGTGATTCCCGCAGGTACTTACCTGGTGTTTCCTACCGCTAACGTAGTGATTACTGCAAACAATGGTTCTTCCATTACAACTCTGCTTGCCAATAACACTGGTGGTATGTTGTTGTCTGATGGTGTGAACGTGTTTGCACAATCTGCTGTAGCTGCGGCTGGCTCTGTTGTTGCTTTGACCATCAATGGTGGTATCTCTGCAAACAGCACCTACGCAAGTTAAGGAGACGGCATGAACTCGAATGCTGTAGGAACTCGTTATCCAGACAGTTTTGGAAATTATCTCATTGGCGCTACTTCTGTTCCCGCTGCTTTGGGGAACACAGGTAATGCTGTTGCGACAATTCCTACTGTTGGTACAAGCTACATTGTTCGCCGTATTACCGTGTCTCAAGCAAACGGAAGCGTTGCTCTTGCAAACGTCACCATCATTAATAGCAGTGATGGTGCGCTTGCAAACGCAGTTTCTAACGCAACTGTATTGGCAAACATTACAGCAACAACCAAGTATCAAGATTTGAACCTGACGGCAAACACCGCCACAACAATCTATTCTGGTTCGTTGTTCTTGTGCGTCAATACTGGTGCAGCAGCCAACAACACGGTTGAAGTATCGGTGTACGGTGACATTGTGACGCTATGACAGAAGAAGTCTATGTAACCAACAATACCGACAAAGACCTGTACTCCGAGTACAACTTTGTAGGTTTTGATTTTCCTGTAGGCAAGACAGTCAAGTTGCCTGTCTCTGCCGCCAGACACATGCTTGGTTACGGTGACGAAAACAAAGAGCCGTATCTTGTCTTGCTAGGCTTGATACGGCTTCATAGTGAACTTGAAGATGCAATGGAGAAGTTTGAAAAGGTAGAAATATCTGAAACTCCTCCTGAAAAGAACCGCTCGTTACCCTCGGCGGTTGGCGTAGTACCCTTGCGGATTGAGAAATCCGTTGGGGGAAAAGTCAATCAGAGGGTTGCTTAACATGAAGGTAACATGGCAACTCTCTCTTCCTACCTCACGGAAGTACAGCGTCTACTGCATGATGCAAACTCTGTATTCTGGTCTACTCAGGAGTTAACGGACTACATCAATGATGCCCGTGAGCGAGTAGCCAGAGATACTGGGTGTTTACGCACCTTGCAAATAACGGCTACACCTATCTCAAGCACAGGTGTAGCTGCGACCGTCTGGACTTCGGGAGCAACTGTTACCGCTGGTCAGTTTATTTTCAACAATATCTTTATTTACTCTGTTGTTACTAGCGGAGTGTTAAGCGATACAGCACCTCCCTATCCTGCGGCTGGCTACACTTTCCCCCCGTCTACCCCATTCACTGACGGTACAGCCACATTGCAATATTCTGGCCCTGCCGAGATTATTCCCTACGGAATATTGACCAACGGTACAACCTTAGACATCCTGAACGTAAACATTTACTGGGGTAACAGCCGTATTCCTCTGCGGTACTTGCCTTGGTCAAACTTCAATGCCCAGTTGCGTTACTGGCAAAACTATGTAGGCAGACCCGTGTGCTTTTCTGTTTACGGCCAAAACACTATCTACATAGGGCCTGTGCCTGACCAAGCGTATGTTGTAGAGATTGACTCCACCATCTTGCCTTCAGCTTTGTCTTCTACTGACCCATCTGTAACTGACCAGATTACTGACCCCTACACTACGCCCGTGGCTTTCTATGCGGCTTATAAAGCCAAGTACAAAGAACAGTCTTATGGTGAGGCTGAACTCTACAAACAAGAATATCTCAAGCAAGTGAATGCGGTATTAAACAGCACATTCACTAGGCGTATCCCTGACCCTTACTCTACGTTTTAATCATGGCAGCAGCAGAGCAAAAGAAGTCCTATGCTGTCATTAAGAACTTCAAGGGTCTAAATACCAAGGCCAATAGAACAGCTATTGATGAAGAAGAATTTTCTTGGATTGAGAACGCCATGCCTATTGGTTTTGGCAATATTAAGATTGTCCCCGCCCAAGTAACTCTTAAAGATGGTGGTAATAACGCTGTATCTTTTGCCAACACAGTTACCAGTTTTGAAAGCTGTAACCTCGGCTTGTCTGACTATTTGCTAGGATTTGAGTCTAACGGCAGAGCGCAGTATTACAAGATAGACACAGGCACTGTAGGCAATGTTGCTGTTAATGGCACGTTTTCCTCATCCAATGTCTCTGTCGCCCAATACAAGAATGAGCGGGTGTTCATAGGTGACCCAGATAAAGGCTTGTTTACTTGGGATGGTACTGACCTTATTAACGTAGGTTCTGTTGGTACTGTAGGAATTACTGCCAAGGGTTCAGGATATACCTCTGCGCCAGCGGTCACCATCTCTGCCCCCAATCAAACAAATGGTGTTCAGGCTACAGCCACATCCACCATCACAGCCAATGCTGTATCTTCTATCTTCATCACCAATGGTGGTAGCGGGTACACAGCCGCCCCTACAGTAACAATTACAGGCGGTGGTGGTACAGGTGCAACTGCTATTGCTCAAGTCCTAACCTTTACCAAGGGTGCGTTATACATTCAGGTAACTAACGGAGGGTCTGGTTACAACACTGCTCCCGCAGTTACCATCACTGGTGGCGGTGGCGCTAATGCCGCAGGGACTGCTATTGTTTTAGGTAATGCCATCACGGGGGTTATCATGACCAACGTGGGAGATAACTACACTTCTGTGCCCACTGTCACCATAGCCGCACCCCCTACACCCACAGGAAATACAACTGCTATAGCGTTAGGAGTCCCTAACTTAGACCAAATTGTCAGCGTTTCTACCTTCTCAGGAAGAGTTTGGGTGGCAACGGGGCGTACAGTTACTTACTCAGCATCTACCAGTCCCTATGACTTTGTGTCTATCTCTGCTGGCTCGGTAACGCTCACAGACTCTACTTTGCATGGCAACATTCAGTATTTACTGTCTGCCAACAACTTCCTCTATATTTTTGGAGAGGACAGCATCAACGTCTTCTCTGACTTGCGGGTTACCTCTACAGGTTCAACCATATTTACAAATACCAACGTGTCTGCTTCTGTAGGCTCTAAGCTGAAATACGGGGTTTTCCCTTACTTTAGGTCTGTGTTGTTCATGAACAACTATGGGATGTACGCCCTTGTAGGTTCAACAACAAGCAAGATTTCTGACCAGTTAGATGGTCTGTTCCCATACATAGACTTTACAAAACCCGTATCAGGCGGTCAGGTCTTGGTTAACAACATTCTAACAGCCGCCTTTAATTTCTACCTTGCCGCTAACTACCCCTATGCCACAGGTGGGAGGTATGTCCAGGCGGTGTTCTTTGAGAAGAAGTGGTTTATCACCAGTCAGGGTAATGCACTTGATTTGGTTAACTCTGCTCCTGTAGGCGGGGTTATTAACCTGTACGGGGTGGCAGACACTGCTTTGTACAAGTTATATGGGGATGTAACTGCAAATATCTCTAGCGAGATACAAACTGCTTTGTCTCCCATGAAAGACCCCATTCGTACCAAGCAAGCATTAAAATTCGGTATAGAAGCAACGCTTACCACGGGTGGCACATTCAACGTAACGGTAGACAGTGAATCTGGTTCTAGCCCTACCTACACGTTGAACAACACTGTGACTTGGTACAACAATTCAGGAACAACAATTTCTTGGAAGAACAACAGTTTGGCGACAATAGGGTGGTTGACAAGTAACGGGTATGCCCTGTACAAGTCAGATGCACAACAGTATGGTAAGTATTTGGGTTTGACGATGACTTCTTCTGACCCTGCATTTACTATTAACACGATTGAGTTTGAACACGAATTGAGAGTGAGGTTCTAAAATGGCTGTTCCGTATACATTTGGCACTGCAACCGCTGCCATCCCCCTGTCTCAACTTGACAGCAACTTTGCTACTGCAATTACGCTTGGCAACACTGCTGTTTATTTAGGTAATACAACTACCACGCTTGGCAATGTGACGCTTACCAACGTCACTATTAGCAGTGGTAATGTGACCGTTACTGGTGCTAATGTAAGTGGCACTGCAAATGTGTCCACGCTTATTGTTCAAACCAACGAAACAGTGCTTGGAAATACTACCGTTACAGGTAATGTAAGCACAATTAAACTTACGTCAACCAATGACGCAACCATTTCAGGACTCACAGTAGGCAGAGGCGGCGGTGCTGTTGCTACTGCTACAACTGTTGGCAATGGCGCTATGGTGGCTACCAATACTGGGGCAAACAATTCTGCTTTTGGCGCTTTATCATTGGCCGCCAATACATCGGGTTACGACAATACGGCGCTTGGTCATGGTGCTTTATATGTAAACACAACTGGTAATCAGAATGTTGCTGTTGGGCGTTTGTCTGCTGTTGCAAATACAACTGGAGCAAACAATACTTCTGTTGGTTTTTCTTCTTTAGGGGCTAACTCAACAGGTGGGTCAAATACAGCAGTAGGAACACAGGCACTTACTGCAAACACCACCGCATCTAACAACACCGCTGTAGGTTATCAAGCAGGTTTCTCAAATACAACAGGAGACCAATTAACATTTGTTGGTTATGGGGCAGGAAAAGCAAACACAACTGGTCTTAGGGTTACCGCCATAGGATATGCGGCTGGATTTGCAAATACTACTGGTAACTACAACGTCTTTGTTGGTTCTAGCTCAGGAATAGCAAACACGACAGGAACACAAAATACTGCTGTGGGGGATGTAGCACTTCAGCAAAACACCACTGGTAGTTATAACGTTGTTCTTGGTTTTGAGGCGTTGAGTAGAAATGTAACAACAAGTAACAACACTGCAATTGGTACTCAAGCGTTAATTTTTAACACAGCATCTAACAACACTGCTGTAGGTTATCAGGCGGCATACGCCAATACTACAGGTGACGGATTAGTCGCAGTCGGTAAAGGTGCATTGAATAGTAACACCACAGGCGCAAACGGAACTGCAATAGGTTACCAATCATTAGCGGCTAACACTACAGGTAATTACAATATTGCTGTAGGCTATAACACTTTAACTGCTAATACTACAGCTTCAGGTAATAATGCTTTTGGTCATGCGGCACTTCAATCTAATACTACTGGCGCTTCAAACACCGCAGTAGGTTTCTTAGCTTTACAAGCTAACACCACAGGTGGAACTAATGTTGCTTTAGGATATCAAGCCCTTTACTCTAACACCACAGCATCTAACAACGTAGCAATAGGTGTTGAGGCAAGTTATTCTCTCGCTACAAATTCATTTACTACAACAGTAGGTTACCGAGCAGGTAAAACAGCAACTGAGGGTTACGTTACCGCCGTTGGTACAAATGCCGCTACTGCCGCAACTACTGGGTTTAGTACGCTTTGTGCTATTGGTGTAAACGCTTTGGCGGCAAATACTACTGGTACAAACAATACCGCAATTGGTAGCTATAACGCACTAGGAGCAAATACAACTGGTGGTTCAAACGTAGCAGTTGGTCGTGAAGCACTTAACGCCAACACCACAGGGTCTACCAATACTGCCGTGGGATATCAAGCAGGTCTTGCCGCCACAACAGGTGTGGACAATACTTTTGTAGGTAATAACGCTGGAAATAATGTAACGACCACATATAGCGGTATTTATGTTGGAAATAATACAAGGGCAAGCGCCGCAACAGGTGTTTTAAATGAAATTGTTATTGGAGTATCTTACGGCAGTACAGTTACAGGCAAGGGTACTGGAACAGGATTTATTGCCCCTGGTGCTGGAGGTAATTACCAAGGCAATAATTTAACTGTTTGGTCTGTTACTTCTGACCAGCGCTTAAAGAAAAACATTGTTGACAACAACAAAGGTTTGGACATCATCAATCAAATCCAAGTACGAAACTTTGAGTACCGATTACCTGAAGAAGTTACTGATGTACCTCAAGACCAAGCTATTGATAAAACTGGAATTCAGTTGGGTGTAATTGCTCAAGAACTTCAACAAATTTTGCCTGAGTGCGTAAAGACAGAATCTACTGGCGTAATGACTGTAAACGCTGACCCATTAACTTGGTACTTGATTAACGCAGTCAAGGAATTAACCGCACGAATTGTACAACTTGAATCTAAAGGAGCATAAAAATGGAAAATGAAATCACAGCAGAACAAATTGCACAGCACTACTCTGCCGCAATGGACAGCGTAAACCTCATCAATGCAGGTCAGCCTGAGTTGATGACTGATGCTGATTGGGCAGATTGCGTGTCACGCAACAAAGAGCATTTGGTCATCATGCTGGCAAAGGATTACTGGACAACAGAAGATTTAACCCCGCTACAACAGGCAAGTCAGTAATGGGTACACAGGCATTTACAAAGACAGGTAACACGGTAGTCTTTACTGCCGCTACATCTGCTCCTACGCCTATACAGGCAGTCTCTACCACGCTTGGTGGCAATCAGTACCGCATCATCAATAGCGGCTCTGTGACTGTCTTTCTAGGCTACGGAGATAGTTCTGCGGGTGCTACTGCTAACACTGCGGTAGTTTCTACGACAGGTAAATCTATACCTTTATTGCCAGGTACAGATGAGGTTCTCTCATTTGTTCCTAACGCTTACTTTACTGGTATCACAAGCACAAGCACTGCGGCTGTGTATATCGTACCTGGTGATGGAATGTAATCATGTTAAAAACAGTCAGTTCTGTTACCAACGCTATAGGCGCTCTTAATTACCAAGGTACTTGGAATGCAAGTACGAATAATCCTACGCTCACATCAAGCGTTGGTACTAAGGGTGACTACTATGTTGTGTCTGTAGCTGGCTCTACCAACCTAGATGGGACTACCTTGTGGGGTGTAGGTGACTGGGCAGTCTTTAACGGAAGTATTTGGCAAAAAGTTGATGGTGGAGATTCAGGTAACTTTGTAAATATCTCTGTATCTGCTCTTACAGGATACATGTACGCTAACGGTACATCAAATGTCTCAGCGTCTACAACCATACCTAATAGTGGTCTAGCTAACAGCACCCTAACACTTGGTAACACAACCCTAACATTGGGTGGCACTACCAGTAACGTAGGCAACCTGACTGTAGCTAATGTAACCATCATAGGTGGAACAACAAACGCAAGTGTGTTTAATTTTACAAGCAACACGACAGCTACAGCGACATATGGTACAGCAAGTTTGCCTCTGCAACCTGCTGGATTCATGCAAGTCAACCTTAACGGGACAGTAGTAAAAGTCCCCTACTACGCTGTCTAACATGGATAACCAACAAATCTTCAACATCGTAGTCAGCATAGCTGGCTTTCTTGCTGTCTATGTTTTTAACAGCACGACAAAACAACTTCAACGTTTGGAGGACAAGTTAAATGAACTTCCTAAAGAGTATGTGGCAAAAGATGATTACCGCTCTGACATCACTGAAATCAAAAATATCCTCAAACAAATCTTCGACAAGTTAGACAACAAGGCTGACAAATGAATTTTGAGACTCTCAGCTACGTCAAATTTGGAGACAAAGACGGACTGGGAGAGTTTTTGTTTGAAAACGGTGTACAGCACCAGACTTTTTACAACATCTTGGGTGACCAAGGTATTGCTGTACAGAAGTACCCTTTAACAGACGCTAACCTGTCTAACCTTGATGATTGGCTTTTTGTGCATAACCAAGAGCATCTTGCGTTAGCCAACTTGTTAGGACTAGACAATCCATTTCAGTTGCTTGATAGTGACTGGAATGTGGAGGATGATTTCTATGATTGGATAGGGGTTCATCAGACAATTCACGAACAAATAGCTGCGGCTTTAGGAGTTTGACATGGCAATGACCAGAGAAGAAATGCAAAAATTGGCTTCGTATGGGCGTGGTGGAGACACCATGTTGGCTCACATCAACCCTGAAGAAGCGGCATTGTTGAAGGCAAGAGGAGGGTCTGGAACTATCAATCCTGATACTGGTTTGCCAGAGTATTGGGGTATTAAGAGTTTTACAAAACCTTTTACACAAGCTGCTAAAGTTGTTCAGCAAGTTGCTGCACCTATTGTCAAGCCTGTAGAGAAAGCTGTTTCACAAGTATCAAGCAATCTTGCTAACTTGCCTGGTTCTGTAGAAAACACTGTTAAACAAGTGGCGGCTAATCCTATTACGCAAGTAGCTTTAATATATTACATGCCAACTATTGCGGCTTCTTTAGGCCCTTATTTAACGGCTGTACCTGCGGCTTATCAAACTGCTGTAGCCTCTGCTCTTGCCTCCACTGCTTTGCAAGTAGCGCAAGGCGTTCCTTTAAAAGATGCTTTACAAAGCGCAGCTGTAAATGCCACCGTTAATACAGGAGCGCCACAAGTTTCAACATATATCACTTCTTTAGGGGCTACTCCACAAGTTGCGGATGCACTGACATCTATAGGCGCTTCTGCGGCAAAGACTGCTGCTAATGGCGGGTCAAAAGACGATATTGAAAGAAACATGTTGGGTGCTTTGACTGGCTCTACTATGACTTCTGCTTTGCAAGAAGCAAATACAAGCCCAGATGTAAGCCGTGTGTTTGGTGCTACTGCTGGTGGCGCTGTCGTTGGTGGCACTTCAGGAGCGATTAGTGGAGCGGCGGGAGAACTTGGAGGCCAAGCGGCTAGAGATGAAGCGGCTAAAAACAAAGCTCTTGAAAATGCAAAAAAAGGTATAGCCTCTGCTGATGGCACTACTGCATTTGATACTGGTCAACAGTTACGCGAAAATATTGTTGTTGACAAAAAAGAGCCTGACCCAACTGTGCAAGACACAAATATTATTCTTTCAGATGGAAGTATTAAACCAAAAACAACTCCAACTACTACGCCAGTTACACCTACACCTACTACCGTATCTCCTGACAAACCTATTCTTGATTTAATAGCCTCTAAACCCCCAATAGCTGAACCTGTAACTCCAACGTTGGCTCCTGTTACCGTAACTGCTCCTAAAGAACCAACAACAGTACAAGATACATCTATTATTTCTCCAGATGTGTCTGTGCCTGGCAAACAGCCAAGCGGAGACATTGTTGTTAAAGGAA